TACCATCGTTTGCCATAATGACATTCCCAGCGTCGCAGGCGCGACCGCCCAGGAACCGGCCAGCGTCTGGTCGATGTTGATCCCCCCGCCAGCTCCCGGCGTGCCGACCGTCACTAAATCAGACAGCACCCGGCTTTCATTGGTCAGAACCAGTTTCCCGGCGGCGTCCCAGATGGCAAAGCCCCAGGCAGGCAGGGTTTGAGGGAAAATCGCAAAAATATATGCGGTAAGTGTGTGCGGTGTGTTTGCGGCACCTGCCGGCGTACCGGACGACACCCGAATCACGCCGCCAACCCGTCCGGCATGTGTAAACGTTGGCGCAGTGGTGTTTGACACCCGGCAAAATGCGATTGCCGGATATGTAGGGTCGATCGGTATTTCTGCAACCGCCACGCCATTGGCCCCAGAGTTCACCACCACTTTCTGGTATAAACAAAACGGCGTTGACTGCGGTGTGACAAACGGGTTCCCGTTGTCCAGCACTATCATTGCCCCGTAATCAGCCATCTAGGCTCTCTCCATAAAAACGACCAGTTCGCAGGCTGAAGCCGGGTAATTGCCGGGCCCATTTTCGCTTGCTGGCGAAATCGTGATGATATTTCCCGAAGCCATAATGTGTCGTCCTACCTTTGTTCCGCCATTATCAAGCGAAACCACATAGCCGAGCTTAAACCCGGCGGGCACCGGGAATGACCAGGAGCCGCTGGCCTGCCCTTCTGCCAGCGACACCATGCCGACGACTGAAACTGGCTTGATGCCAAAGTTATTGGGAATACCGTTAGCGTCCCACGTCTGAATGCCCCAGGCCATCAGAACACCCCCGTCAGATAACCGATCTGCACACGAAGAACACCGTTAGCATCCCTGACACTGGTGGTTATGTTAGTTTCCTTTTTGGCACCCAGTCCGTTTGTGCCATAGTTTTCAAATGTGCCATTTTTGTCCCATTGCCAGCCGCTGACGCCGGGTACAAAATTATTCGACTGGATGAAGTTACCTATTTTGGCGTTATCTATACTGCCGTTTTGAATAAACGCAGACCGTAAAAACACCTGACCATTGAACACAAAGAATGCAGCTTCATAACTCCCCGGGTCATTGCCGGAATAAATACCGAACTGGTCAGCAGCAAAGACCGCCGTTGATTTATATCCCCCGCTACCGTTTGGCTCAATAGACATACCGAAACCGGTATTATATTTCACACCGTTCCTGACAATGCCCATATTGAGTGAATAAGAGGCCTTAGCGGAACCGTCACTTTTAACCTCCGCATTCATCTTTTGATTTATTGCGCTAGACAAATCTCCTATTTGAGATTGCACGTAGGTATTAAGACTGGAAATTGCCTGAGAATTATTGCTGATTGCCGTTTGTTGCTGAATTATTGTCGCATTGACACTATCAAACTGCGAACTGACGCTGGTTGTTAATTGTGCAAGAGCCTGATCGACAGAGGCAACTGTCGTTCTGATGACAATAATTTCCGCCCTTACTGACCCCAATTGCTCGAACTGCCGGTCTACCGTCCCATGATTTGCCAGTGCATTTTGCAGAATGCCATCCAGATTTGTGTCTATCCCGGCCTGCACTTTCTTAAATGCCTCAGAGTCGCGTACCGCTTCATCGATATATTCAAACATGCCCGGAATATCTGAAGACGCCTGGCCTGACGACTCAACGAAACCGGAGACACCAAACGCGTTACGGGTACGCACGTACATGTAATACGTTGTGTCAGCTTTCAGTCCATGTAAATTCCACTGACTGGCGCGCCCGAGGAACTGCGTCTGGTCTTCGATAAGGGCAGGATTAACGACACGGTGCTCCCCGCCGTACCAGAATTCAAACGTGGTATCGGATGTGGCAGTCACACGCATAACCGGAACGATATCTGCTGAAAAAATACCGGGCGTCCAGATAACGGATGACGGTGCCAGTGGCGCACCGATGATAAGGTTTACCTGGGTTTCAGCGCCTTTCATGCCGTTCTCGTTGCGGCCACGCACCCCGAGCATGTAATTCCCGGCATTGAGGCCGTAGAAGTCATAACGGAACTGGTCAGTTTCATACTGCGCAACAACTGCCCCACTTTCGTTATAAACATACAGTTCGAACGTCAGCTTTTTGGTGGTTGTAGCGGTTTCCCAGGTCGCTGTAACCTGCACGGTTTCGCTGTTGGTATTCAGGATACGAAGGTTCTCGATGTTAGGCACCCGGTAGCCATTCAGGGTGTCGGTGGGCATTTCAAAAACAGCGCCCTCATCCACAATGGCCTGTTTGTTCGGGTCGTGCTGTCCCGCCGTAATGCTGTAAACCGAGTTATTTTCTGTTTCGGAAATACTCAGGATACGAAAAAGACGAACGGAAAGTTCACTGACTGAAATAGCAAAAACAGTCCCGTCACGCACCCAGGCGGGAGCGCTGCGCAAAGTAATGACGCGCCCGGATACGCTGACAATGGGGTATTTCACAAACTTTCCATTGCTGCCCATAAGCGACATGTTGTCGCCTGGCGAAACCAGACCGGAGACGTCCGCATCTACGGTAATATTCGCGCCGGAGTGCGAGACAATACGCCCACCCAGACGTGTCCCGGCATAGTCGTTATCCATGATTTCCACGACATCACCCGGTGTGAAGGCGACTGCATCCCGGGCCATCTGGAAAGTTAACCGGCTGCTCTCACGTTTTGCAGTTTCCAGCAGCCATTTCCCGGCTCGCCAGGCCTGCCCGCGTGAAGTGCAGCCGAATGCCTCCAGCGTTGTCTCGTTATAGTTCCCGCGCGCGATCATGGCATCGTCGGAAACATACTCCTTCACCTGCTCCCAGCCGTTATCCGGATCGGTCCAGGACACCACCACCGCGTTGTATTTCTCGGCCCGTTTAACCGAACTGCGGCTGAATTTCCCGTCGATAACATTCGCATTGGTAATGGTGGCAACCGGGTCCTGAGGTGTATCCAGCATGACCGTGAGGCGCAGGCCATCCCAGAGGGCGATACCCCGGAACATCCCGGCTATTTTATCCAGGATGTCGCGGGCGCTGGCCTGCTCGGTGATGTAGGCATTAAGCGTCATACGCGGCTCTTTACCGCCGTAGCCGTCATTCACCGGTTGATCGCAATACTGTGAAAGGATATAAAGCGCGCCGTCGTCGACATCGATATAGCCCGCACGCCGGGCCAGGCCGAAGCGCGTGTTTTTCACCAGTTCGCGAAAGAGCCAGGCCGGGTTGTTCGTCCACGCTTTCTTAAATCCCCCCAGCCACAATCCGGTATACGTGCGGGCAATAGGATCGTAGTTATCCGGGACATCGACAATCAGGCCGCGCAGGTGATAGGTGCGGCTTGGGGTATCCCTGTACTGGTCACGGTCAATCACTGCACCGGCAATAGCCGAAAACGGGTAGTTCAGGTTGTCGTCAGTGATCTGGCTGTAGCTGTTCCAGATAGTACCGTTAGACAGGAGGTCGCTGTTACTGTCAGGTGTGATACGGCGAACGCGGATATCGAAAGGTTTCGTTATCGGCGCATCGATGAGGTGCGCCTCAAGATATTCGCCAGATATTTTCCCGGTGATAGTGACTACTTTTTGCTGAATGAACGCCCCGCCGGCAACGCGGGTTTCGATCACCATTGTTACAGAGGTTTCCTTCTGGTTCCCTTTCGTGTCCTGCTCGACCAGCCCCGTCACACCGATATTCAGCCTCACGCGTGTGACGTCCTGATCGGTTACTGTGCGGACCAGTGGCGTGTTGAAAGTCACCTCTGTATTAACGATGCTTGTCGCCTCGATGGCGGAAAAGCCGTTAATGGGGCTCTGAAATTCCGAGCCGGGGCGCCAGGCGACGCTCACGCCGTTCACGCTGACATTGCCGGCAGAATCGGTGATGGGCGTTTTATTCAGCATGAAAGAAGAAAGGTGCGACTGGTCAACCGGTCCGTAAATCGGACCTTCACTGATGAGATCCAGCACGCGGTAAAACTGTTTTGATTTGAGGTTATCGTCGAGAAGTTTCGGAGTCGATGCCTTGCCGCCGCCTGATGACATATTTCCGCCTTAGCTTATTGATTCTGTCCAGTCCTGGTTATTTGTCGTGTCAATACCGAGGGAAATTACGTTAGAGCCCACCACCATTTCACCGAGCAGAATCGGCACTGGCCGCCCCTGCCCGGCGCGGTTCTCCGCACTGGTAAAAGAGTTATTAGTGATGGTGTTGTTTTCCGCAGCCTCGGCCGAGGTTTTAGTTTTCATGTTGCGGGACATGTACACGCTGTAGGCAATGGAGGCGACACTTACCGCTACAGCGACCCACATGGCGGCGGCTGCGGTAATTGCCCCCTCAATCACCGGCACGAAAAGTACACTGGAACCATCAGCCAGACGCCTGTCCAGGTGCCAGCGCATCGCGTCTGCTGCAACATCTTCACCGGCAATACGGACGCGCACCCGCGATTTCAGAAAGTCTTTTTTGAATGCCGGACACTGGGCCAGCAGCAGGCGCAGCCCCTGCGCGGGTGTATCAACGTTTAATGTGACCTGGCGGAAATGTCGGCGGAAATGCCCCGCAAATCTAAAAATGAGCACCGTTGATGTCTCCAGATGGAATGGGTTTGCTTTAGAAAAGCCATGCGGTAGGGTTCGCGCCTGCTCAGATGTCCGGCATGGTCGTGGTGAAGCACCATGTTGTCTTCCAGAAGGATCATCGCATGGCACGGGTCGGCACCCGGGAACGGCTGGCGGAGGATCACATCACCGGGTACGGCCTCGCCAGGGGAAACCTGGTGGAAACCGTTGGCCGCCAGGTTCTTCAGGTACAGGTTCTCGCCCCGTAGCCACCAGCCGTCGGACCGCGCAAAATCCGGCAGGTCAATACCGCACAGGTGATACGCATCGCGAAACAGCGTGTAGCAGTCCGTCACACCATGCTTGAAACTGCGGCCCAGCAGGTGCGGTACCGCGCGGAACTTTCGCAGCTTGCCGTTACACGCCAGCCACCAGGGCAGCCCTGTCATGACCTGCATGGCACGATCAGCACCTGACAGCACCGGTACCGCCTGCGGGTGTGAGTGAAATACCGCCGTGACTTCTCCCGCCTCCTCCGCTGCCAGCCAGTCTTCATCGCTGATGCGGAAATGGTGAGCGGGATCGGGATGTGTATTCCGGCACGGGTAAAGGCGGGTATCGTTGATTATCAGCGCGCACACTTCATACTGCGACGAGGCCGCATAATCGAGTAATTCCTGCATCAGGAAACCTTCTGTGAACCGGGGAAACTGCTGATTGGCATGGGGTACGGTCGCGGGTACCGGAAGCGACAACCTGTGCGGCGGTGAGAACATTTGTCCAGCGCAGGATTGCTGGTCGGGTTGTCCCGTTCATCGGCGACCGGCGGTCCGTCGTAATTGCAGCCGGTACCGCGATAAACCCACTGGCATACATCCGCCAGGATAGTCCGCGCCGGAATAATAGCGTTGTCGCAATCCACCGGCGTTGCGAGGGAATAAGTCACCTGCTCTGAGGTTTCCTCTGTCATCTCCTCGACAACGTAACGGGACACTGCCTCCACAGTAGGATCTGCATCCGGGTTACCGTTGGGGAAGTTAACCGCATCAAGATACTTCACCGGCACCTGGCGGCGCGAGACAACTACACCCAGCAGATCGTCGAAATCATGGTTCATCCCAAAAATCATACCCGTGACGTTCGCGACCGCCATAACCGGACGTGCATAGGTACCCTCGTTCCGGCTCTCGAAGCCTTCGACAGCGATGGGATAAGCGGGATAGGCGTTACCGCGCCAGATGACGTTGTTGTAAAAACCGTTGGTGCCGGAATGGAATCGCACAACATCGCCGCCGTACGGCCGGAGATCAACTTCAAAGAGATCAATAAATGCGCCGACTCCCGCGTCGACACTTTCGATAATTAGTTCTGGTGGTATGTCGCGCACGAAAATCTCCCATAAAAAAACCACCCGGAGGTGGCTACTGTTCGAATATCAGGATGGGATATATCGCTATCCCTGGTTATGTTGTGGGTTCAGCCCGCCAGCGGTGGGACGCTGGTGCATTCAAAAAGAGAGGGATGGCTGATTACCTCTGTTGAAGGAAATTAAATGTCTAACGAGCAGCGCATTGAAAGTTTTGAAGCTCGCATTCGCAAGCTGGAAGAGGAAAATGCTAAGCATAAACAGAAGCTATTAACTCATGAGCTTATGACCGGGCTTTTACTTACTAATGTCATTCGAGTTATAGATAGAATTTCACCCAATCAAAACGCCGCTGAAATATTATTGAAAGTTTTAAAAGAAGGAGAAAGTAAAATCCTTGAGGGAAATGCTAGTAACGATCCGCACACCAAAGATGCATTCACAAATGCGATAAATGCTGTGAGCCTCGCGTTAAAGTAGCTGCAATATCGAGAAGCCGGTCTCTCTCTTCATCATAATCAAGGCCCTTCTTCAGCTTATAACTTGCGGTCTGTTCCTGGGCCGCTTTAAACCGAGCATTAACGTGTTCCTGAAAATTAGCAAATGCCTTTTCTGTTTCAGCAATAATCCCGCGCAGTTCTTTAATTTCGATATTCAGCAATTCAACTTTGTTATCCAAAGACATAATACTCTCCCGCCTTTCGGCTTTATCGTGGTACCTGTTCAAACGTGGCCGTCAGTTCATACAGCGGACCGGTTTTTGTCATGCTCCAGGAGCGACAGACGAACAGCGCCTGCACCCCCGTATCCGATGGTGTCCAGTAGAAAGACTCCACCGCCATGCGTGCTGTCAGAAACGCCTCGGCCTGTTTCGCCGGGTTCACACGGCACGGCCCGTTAACGCCGCGAAACGTCAGCGAGTATTTTGACATCAGCGGGTTGATGCCTTTGGTCTGGCGCTGCTCGTAGCCATCGCCGAGTTTCACGATGGCCACGTTAGGGGTACGTTCAGCGCTATAGCCGCGCTGAGGTTTCCAGGTGAAGATTTCAGGCATTATTTTCTCCGTAGAAGCCCGTTAGGCCGCTGCTCATTACTGATGGCGCGCAAGGCTGCGTTATAAGCAATCTTATCGAACTGTTTTAACGTTGCCGGGCTGTCCGGGCTGCCCTCGAAATGGTAATGGTTAACCTGCTGCACAGTTACGTTACTTCCCCCGCCAGCATTATCAGCAGAGACAACTTTCCCCGACTTATTGGGGATAAACATCTGCTGGCCACCAGCTGTCTGGAATACTTCAGAGCGCCCATCCTCGTTAATGCGGTAGGCGTTGCCCGCTGATACCCCGCCTCCATAACGGCGACCGCCAGCAAGCGCCAGCCCCTTGGCTGCAAGCATTGAACCAGCGTACGCTGATTGCCCCACCGCAGCAGCACTGCCGTACGTCGCGATTGAAGCGCTCATAGCAGCGGGTGCCCATGCAGCTGCGGCAGCTGAAGCCTGGGCAGTAGTTGCTGCCAGAGAAGCAGCCGCAGCCGCCTGGCCCATAAGTTGACTTTTAGCCCATTCAATACCCATCTGAACAAAGCTGCCTACCACGCTGTTTAAAATCGTGGTGCCGATGTTGGCGAAAGATTCCCGCAGGCTCTGAGTGCCGTTTATCAGGCCAGTAATGGCGCTGGTTGCCCCGCCCTGTAAGGAGTCCACGGCGGCGCCAATCATGCTGTTAATCTGGCTTTGCTGCTGCCACTCTTCCCACATGGCCGCCATGCGCCGCTGGTGATACTGTTCCTCAATGCTGGCCCGTAACGCTTCGGCTTCCGCGATCTTTTGCGGATAAAGGGTTACGTACTCATTGAGCTGCGCCATTTGCGTCAGATATGAGTTATCGACCGCTGCAACTGGTGATACCTGCCCCTGCAGGCTGGTGAAGTTCTGACTAGCCTGAGTGCGCTTTTTCTCTTCCTCCGCAGCGGCCTTTATCGCCTGCTGACTTCTCCAGATTGCGTCGGCCTGCTGCTCAGCCTTAGCTATTTGCGCGTCAGTCGCTTTGTTGCCCAGCGCCATAACCGCATCGTACTTTGCCAGTTCAAGAGAGCCATCGGCATAACCGGTGTTGAGTCGATCCAGGGCAGACTGCTGACGAGATAAAAATTGCGTTGCGTCGTCAGCGGACTTCTTCGCTTCCTTGTTTGCGGCTTTTCTTGCGCTGGTTAACCGCTCTGTTTCAGCGTATTGATCCGCAAGGGCCTTTCTTTTTTTCTCATCAGTAATCCCGGCGTCATCAGCATCGAATTGCGCCTGCAGTCTTGCTCTTGCCTCGCCCTCAAGCTTTGAAAGCGCAAGGCGGCGTTCGGCGTTCTGAATGAGTTTCTTCGCTTCTGGGGAGTCTTCCGGTTCCGCAGGTTGTATATTTCCAGCGTTCGCGGCTTTTTTATTAAGGCTATCCAGTACCTGAATAGTCGAGGCCATTGCTGTTATTGCGGCGGAACTTGCATTGGGAATTTTATTCTTGAGGTTATTTTCAAGAATATTGAAGGCTTCTTCGGATTCTCTTGCTTTTTGATTGAGTTGCCCCTGAATAAGAGATTGTTGCTCAGTTGTATGATTTAATTTATCAGTCGCATTACTGACATCTCTTTTTCGCTGATTTAAAGTCAAAAGCCATTCGTTAGCTTTTTTTACATAGCCATTATTCTGATCCTGAGCGACGCCCATTTGCTTTGCAAGGGTGATGTATTTGTCATACTCTGACTGTGCTTCCTTTACAGAGCTATTGAGGTCATCAATGTGATCTTTTTGAGCCTCTATAGATTTAGCTATATCTGCCATTGTGCCGACAAGCTGCGCCTGATTCATCTCCTTCATCTTGGCAATAACGCCATCCAGAGAATCAGCAAAACTAAGAGCTTCTTCTTTCGCCTGTTTAGCGCTTTGCCACCAATACAGTAAGGCTCCCGCCGCGATCATAACAATGCCAGCAGGCCCGCCAAGCAGAGAAAGCGCGCCGCGCATTAATCCCATACTAACGGATGCAGCGCTTGCAGCGGCAGTAGCGCGAACGGTAGCTGCTGCCTGTGCTGTTTCTGCTTCAGTTAACACGATGGAGGCTGCGGTTGCTCTTGTCTTTGCGGCGATAAGGTTATCGAGCGCTAACATTTCTGCCGCGCTACCCCTTGCAACGTTATATTCAGCTTGAGCAAGGTTAAGCGCAGAAATCGCAGCTTCCTTATCTGCTAGCGACCTGCGCTGTGTGGCATTGGCTGAAAAGAGCGCAGCCTGAGCCGCCTGATTTTCAGCAGTTACCATTTGGCGATTCGCGGCGATATTCTGAATCTTACCGGCAATGCCAGCTTTTAATGCACCTGCATACCGACCAGCCAACACAAGAGCAAATGCTTGCGCAGCAATAGTTGCGGTATCGATGAACCCAGCCATGCTTTCAGAGTCTCGACCGAACTCCAGAATAGTGTCAGCGGCAGCAATAAGACCGTTGGTAAAGGTTTGTAGCGCTCCTGTCTGGCCCTCGATTGCCACCAAAACTTCAGTAAAGGCCGTTTTCATCCTCACGCCAGCATCGGTAAGGTTGTTGGACATCCCCGCCGCTGCGGCTGCGTTCTCATTGAGTGACTGGCGTAATCCCTCGCTTAAATCTGATGCTGTTAACTTGCCTGCTGCGCCCATCGCTCGCACTTCGGCGGAGGTTTTTTTGCTGGCGGTGGCAATATCATTGATCACGGTTGGGATGGCGGTAGTGATGGACTCCCACTGATCGGCGGAAACTTTCCCGGTGTTTATCGCTTTGGTGAATGCACTGATAGCTGACTCGGCCCGGTCCGCACTGGTGGCGTTCTTAACGAAAGCATAAGACATTGAGTCCTGGACATCGATAGCCTGTTCAGTGGAATAACCCATGCTGCGCAGACCGTCGGCGCTTCGAATATAAAGCTCCTGGGCCTCTGCTAAAGATCGATAAGTCCCGTTAGCTGTATTAAGTAAGCGCCTCTGAACGCTTTCAAATTCAGCCTGACTTGATGTCGCCATCTGAACGCGCTCGGCCATCTCCTGATAGCTCTGCACCATTTTTGCCATCTCACGCAACGCCCCAGCGGCGAAGATTAACTTGATCGTTGCTGCGAGTTTCGACAGTGTCGTATTCAAGTTGTCCGCTGATTCATCGGTATCATCAAAATTACTCTGGAGATCGTTTGTCATATCGACAACATTACGACCAGCAGAAAGCAATTGGGCTGTGTCCGCACGAATTATGTAAACAATCTCACCTACATTTTCGGACATATGTATTTTCTCCAGGCAATAAAAAACCCCGACGAGGCGGGGTTTAATTCGATGTTATATCACGCTTGAGCTTCAGAAATAACCGATCTGTTGACATACCTGTTGAGTAGCCAATTGTTCGCTCTCATCGCTACCGAAAGATATGACGGCAGCATTGAGGTCCTTTCCTTTACCAACGATCATTATTAGGAAAGGTGTATTGCCAACATACCCCCCATAGGAATTTTTTGAATTCACATATCCACAATATTCACCATTTCCATTGGATATAAATTGGGAATGTTTGAATTTAGCACTATAAGGATCTTTTAATTTATCGGTAATAGCTTTTTCTACAGCCGTTTTTTCCGCTGTAGTCAAATTTCGCCATTTTGGATTATCGATCGGTTTTATCCTTTCACTTTCCTTTTGCATTACTTGGCATTTATCCCACTGCTCCGTTACTTTGCCTATCCTGTCAGAAACAGCGAAGTTAGAGCCATCAGTTGCCGCGACATATACCTTTGAACCATCATCAATCATTTTTAGCGCCCCTCTGTTTTGAGTAAGAGGTGGACTAAAAACAAATGTTCCATCTGGGCGATGCAATTTTATCGAATCACCTAAAACTTCCACTTTTGCAGGAACTGGTAAGCTCATGTTACCCATGACGCCATTTGTAAGACCAGCTTTTGCGTAACTACATTGGTAGGTGTCAGCGGCATTAGACGTGGCGGTTATTAACCACAATACGCATCCCCAAAAAAATACTTTCATTCCATTTCCCCAGCAATAACGAAATTCATATCCTATCAGGGGAGCGCGGCAGCGCAACGGGCAGGTCTGATTTTTTGATCTCAGGCAACGAAGCACCCCGCAGCTAAGCGGGTTATCATAATTAAATGCGTTACAATCTGATCAATTATTGTCTTTGAAGTCCTGAGCAATCCTTGCAAGGTAGCTCATAACTTGATGCTCTCGGGTTTTAGTGTGAGCATCAGGATGCATGATCGCGATCAGGGAATACCTGTTCTCGTATAGTTCACCCTGCACATAAACAAGGCAAGCATCATTCTTTGGATCGCCTTTCTTACAAACACGGTCAGGCTGAGGAAGTTTTTCAGGAAACTTTCCAGGGGGAAGGCATAAATGAATATGCATCAACCCTGCCCTGAAAGCACCGTAAGGCTGAGTAAAAGCTACGTCTCTGCCGAAATAATGGGGTAGCTTTCCGGTAGATTTGTAACGTTGAAAATCAGAAATTATCGAAGCTTCCAGCTCCGGGAACTGGATAAAGACTCCATCAAAAAAATTTTCTTTAGTTTTCTCGTTAATAGAAGCTTCGATATGCACAGATTTATCCGTATCAATGCAGGGGGAGGATTTTCAACTGTTCGGTGGTGTGCTTTGCTAACGCCGCCAGGCCGTCAAGGTCTGAAGTACCATGGAATGTTTCAGGTACTTTTTTCAGGCTCTTCGCAAAGTCATTTAGCCTCGTAACAGAGGAGCGCGCCTTGGCTACATGCCGCCAATAACTTTTTAATTCACCAGCAACAAACTCAGGCAAATTCTGTGAAAGAGTTGCTTTTACTTCTTCCTCAAACGCCCTAAGGAAAAGCTCACACGCCTCTGTAGTGTCCATTCCATTATGTTCAACAGCCTGACGAGCATGGTCAGATGACATTCCAATCAATATAAGATAGAAATCATCAACTGCAATGGTCAGCTTATTGAGTACTTCCCTTCCGGCTTCAAGACCTCGCCCAAAATCCTCGATGCTCGGTGAGTGCTGAGATGCATTTGACATAACAGGAGCTGGCTGAATGATAAACTCCTGAGCCATAGCCGCAGGTTGAGCCAATGGCCCACAAAGCGCTGCGAAAGTAATGGCATTCAACGGATTCATATCAACCTCAACTAAAGTATATAACTCTATAGCGACAGCTATAGTCGCTGAGTTTAATACCATTAGTGATATTTGGGCAATCAGACTTCTGTCAGGATGTCTACATTTTCGACGACGTTCAGAATGACGCTTTTACACGTTAGCGGCAAGTTCGGCGAAGTTACCTGTGTGGTAATCACAGGATGTGATACCGTTCGAGGATGTTCACATGAGTGTAATTTCTGCGATTCAAGGCCTTTTCTTTATCGATCGCACTTTGTGCTAAAAATCGCGGTAACCGCCTTGAGTATCAACTAACAAAAAATGGATCTGATTAGTGCAGCCCGTTCCGCTGTGCATCGAGTGCGAACATCTTCTCTGCCCAGTCCATAGCCTCATCGTAATGCTGCTCTGTCGGGATTTTCGCGGCTTCCTTCGGCGGATATTTAGCGCTCATTGCCGCCCTGAAGCTGGTCATGGTCATGTTCCAGGCATCGGATTCACTCATGCCCAGGTGTGCCACAGCCAGATAAACGAAAGACCGGGCATCGAATTTCCCCGAGTATTCGCCTTCACCTTTGCTGGCGGCTTCCTGCGGCTGGTCGCCCACAACCCCATGGCGAATAAGATGGCGCGCCAGCTGGATGATGTGTGATACCGGCAACAGGCCGGGGCGATACGATAACTTGCCTTTTGCTGTGGCTGAGCAAACACCGATCATCTGGCGGAGGTCATCATCACAGGCCGCCTGCACAACCTTCGCTGCGGTAACAACCATGTCGGCAAAACAGCGCGCCTGGATACTGCGCATCACTTCAGCATCGCTGATCCGGTGTTCAGGATAATGTCCGCCGTGTACCGTCACGAATGCTGTGACAATCTCTTCCGGTGTGCCAATGCGCGACATCGCAAGAAACGAAGGGTTGAGGAATATTCTCCGGCCACCGGCGCGTATTTCCGCCTGGCCGATATCGGTAATTGCCTGCATAAAACCTCAAAGGGGCTTTCGCCCCTGTCAGTTAAGACGCGTTGACCACAACGGTTGCCGGGCTCGTGGTGACTGTACCGGCGGTGGGCGATGAAACCTGGCAGGTGTAAGAGCCGGCATCCCCCGCCACCGCGCTGGCTTTGGTGTAGGTGGCTGACGTGGCGCCGCTGATATCCGTGCCGTTCTTCTTCCACTGATACGTCAGCGCTGAACCATCTGTCACGGTCGCCGCTGTGGTAAGCGTCAGCGTACTGCCGGTGGTGATGGTGCGGTTCTGCGGCTGGGAGGTGATGTTAATGACCGCGCCGACGTCGCGGACATCCACCAGCCCGGCGCTCGAGGCTTCAATCGACCATGTGGCCACGTCATCATGCGGTGATTCATCCTGCCAGCTCGTTACCAGGAACGGGCCTTCTGTGATATCGAACGGCGAGATAATTTTCAGCCACACGTAAGGCTGGTTGCTGGTTTCTCCGGGCGGGTTATATACATGGCGCTTCATTTCCTTCTGGCCGTAGATAGCTTCCTTGCGACTTACGCCGTCGCCGGAGAAGGATACGTTTTTATACGTGACCAGATTTTCCTGGGTATACGCTGCGCTCTGGTCAGCTGTGGCGTCTGCGGTTTCCCATTCCACGCCGGTTGTTTTGCCACGCATCATGCCGAGGCGCTTGTACTGGCTCAGCGTTGGCTGAACCTCCGGGCAACCAATCGCAAAATAAACGACGACGTCGCGCCCCGTGAATGCACCTGATTCACAAGTCATATGTGTTACTCCGTATTATCGGGAAATAATGGTCTGGAAGTTAATTTCGAAGGCGCAGCGGCCCTCTTCGGTGCGGAAGGCGGGAACGCCCCCGACTGGCTGCATTGAGATGATGCATTCGGTGTGGTAGTCATCGAGCATGGCCTGGCGGATGGCGTCGGCGGTGTTCTCCACCGCATCAACATCGGCATCGTTCTGCCCGGTCAGCAGGATGAAGCGGAAGTAGTCGCGGGTGATGGCCTCTTCTGCCGCGCCACCGCCCTGCTGCTGGATAACGAGATAGCGATCGTTTTGTGAATCTTCCACCTCGACCCAGAACCGCTTTTGTACACGGTAGCCGGTATCAAAACTGTGACTCTGCAGCCAGGCGCGTAACGCGTCAAAAACCTCGCTTCGCGTCATAATTTGTAGCCTCGTTGTATGGTGGCTTTGATGTCGGCTATGCCGTCGCGCTCAAACCCTTTACGCAGAAAATCAGGCTCTGCATCCGGATCCCAGTAATTACCGCTGCCGTCCGGGCGTGGCTTGCCTTTTAACGTGCCACCGGCCGCATTCACCCGGGCGGCATAGCTCGCGGTATAGCCGACACGCCCGGTCATTCCGCCCGGCTCTGGCTTCAGTTCGCGATACATGCTGTTCACCAGTGTGGAGGTGTGAATCGGGGTGATTTGCGCTGCGTAACCGGAGCCGACGATCATGACTTCGGTGATCACCTTTTCTGTCACTGCCCCGGTGATGTTTCCAATCACGTTGCCCATGTTTAACTGAACACGTTTGATACCTTTAACGGGCATAGCGTTGTCTCCTGTAGTTATCAGGCACCGGGCTAATTACGGTCAGAGGTCAGAATCTTGTAGTCGGGTTCCTCGCCGAAAAACGACATATCCCACATCCTGACCGCCCGGATCACATCACCTTTGGCTTTTACCGGGTCCGGCTCGGCGGTTGTATCACCCACTGAGACATAGTCATTACGCAGCGGCTTGCGGACATCAGCGCCGTTGTGCTTCAACTCTGTGGAGATAATCAGGTTAGTGGTGAACTCGGTACCGGCATCATCGACCGCCTGCTCCTGGTTTATCTCCCAGGTGCAGTCGATAAGATACGGTGTGCCGGTCAGCCAGATACCCTTCCAGTCATCGTACGTGCGCGGGTAAATGGTCGCGAGGTTGGTATATACCCAGTTCGCTGTCGCGCTCATGATTCCTCCCAGCTGATCACTTCCGGGTTCCCGGCGGCTACCTCACGGCAAAAGATGAACCATTCACCGTTACTTTTGACGTAGCCGGTGGCCTTCCTGCCGCTGTCTGTCATGACCCAGACCTTAAGGAACGGCTCCGGCAGACGCTGTTTCACCGATACCCATGCCATTACCGGCCCCCGTTGCACATACAGCCACCCTTACCGACCCAAATCCCCGCAAATGCTGGCGCGGCAGTCGGATCGGGCGGGATAAGTGCCGTCGCGCAACCATGTTTGTCCAGTCCGCGCAGCAGGCTCAGCGCCCCTTTCCAGCGGTCAGAAAACGACTGATACCGGAATGAACGCGAAGCGCCGTTAGGTGCGGTCTGGCTGGTAAGGTATTTATCACCCTGCCCCAGCCCCATCAGCGCAAGCAGGTACAGCTGGATAAGCAGCGCTGTCGATGCCGGATAATGAAGTACCAGGCATTCCTCAATGCCGTTGGCCTGGTCAATCAGCGCCGCCAGCACGAAGTCGGGTAAAGCGATGCCCTGCCCGGTCAGGTACTGCTGTGCCTGTTCCTGTGTGACCATGACAGACTCCTGAAATAAGACGCCCCGCCAGAACGGGGCATAAAAAAACCGCTTTCGCGGCGGTTATTCTGCTGGGAACAGGGTTTCGAGCTCACCAGGCGGCAGCAGCTCAGAAAGCTTTTCCGCACCCAGATTGCCTTTGAACTCGATCCCCAGTTCTTTAAGGCGTTCGGTGATAATCTCCTTACGGAATTTCGCATCAGTGCCCGCTTCCGGCGTAGCTGGGGTAAGTTCACCACCAGCGTCACCCTGCATGAGGCGAAGGTGCGACTCAAGCGCTGGATGAACTTTATCCAGAACCAGAACATCCCCAACCTTAACGCCATGCCAGCCACGTATGACTTCAAACTTCGGCATAATTTCTCCTTAAGCCAGATTTGCGCCGTAGACAACGCCGGACAGGCCATCGTCATCGCGTTTAATCTGCAAACCTTCTGCAGACATAATCTGGAAGTTGTAGTTGCTCTGTGGCATCGGACGAGGCAACGGAACCACCCCGACCGCCATCCCTACCAGCGGCGTGATCACATCCTGACGACGTTCATACGCCAGGAATTCATTACCGGTTAGTGCATAGGTCTGGCGGATATCTTTCACCGGCATAAATTTGCGGATGGCGTCCAGGACAGTGCCGCTGATAACGGCGTTCGCGCCGCTGCCAACTTCAATGGTGTACGGCTTCGACATATTCGCCATGATTTCAGCGCTCAGCCACAGCACATCGTACGCAGTGACTTTGTTGGCGCGGGCGGTGATGCCAAACGGTCCTGTAGGGCCGAAGAATGCCAGTAGCTGCGCTGGCGCTGCCGCAGACAGGTCGATATTCGCTCCACCAGCACCAGAACCGAGGTTGATCTTGGTGGTGTTACGATGGTTGCGCATGCCCTGGGCCGGATAGTTCTGAACCTGAATGGTCGGGTTGCCGTCGAGATAGCCTTTAACGCGACGTTTATGGAACTTGCGCATCTTCGCCAGTTGCGAATCCAGCACCAGGTCAATACCGACGGTATTGAGGCCCGCAGCAAGACGCCAGTTCACACCATAACCTGCGGTGTAAACGGGGATCGGGTCGCCATCGCTGCCGTATTCAGTGTGGTCAAAAGAAAAAGGTGGCTGACCGTCCAGACTAACCTGCACATCATCGGCGATGTCGCCAACGACGTTATACAGCTTGGCTGTCTTGCCAATCGGCAAAACCGTCTGTACACCCATCAGGTCATTGATGATTTCCATCCCGATTTCCTGATCGCGCAGCTGGATGACCTGTCGGTCGATTTCAGCCCAGAATTCACGACCGAGACCGTCACCGGCCAGTGCATTCGCCGCCAGCATTTCAGGCGTCATGAGATTACGGTTTACCGCCATCATGGCGCGATGCTGGGCATCCCACATGTTACGGTTAGCCCACAGCTCATTCCAGTGCGTGCGCAGGCGGCTGTTGGTCGCCAGTGTTTCAGCAGAAAAATACATTGATGCTCTCCTTAAGCAACGGTCACGCTGGAAGCGCGCGCGCGGATGCGGATGAAGTCAACCGCCGTGGTGGTGACGTCATCCTGGCAGTAACCGATGACCTGATAGGTACCCGCAGCGGTAGGCACGGCAGCGGCCTGACCTGCAACAACCGTAATTGGCTGGTCTTTTTTATAGGCGCCTGCAGCAACACGAACAGCGAATTCGCGCCCTTCTTCCAGGTAATTACCCACACCTGAATGACCGGACGGGATCTGATCGGTAATGCCAAGCCCTTCGTGATAAGCGCAATCCAGCACATACATGCGTCCCACAGGCGCAGAGGCCTGTGCAAAAAGATTGCTGGCATTGATGACAACAAACGTCCCCGGGTTCAGGGACGCGGCAAGTTTTCGGGTTTCCGTCTTGTAGAGCGAATCCCCGTCGATATTAACGCGACGATAACGTGGCATTGGCGTTTCCCTTATTTGAAGTAAGTGGCCGGATCAGGTGCGCCGGTTTCTTTCTGCTGCTGCGCGGAGTTAGTACCCAGCGGTGCGGCTTCGCCCAGGTTTTTGAACATCGCATCCAGTGCGTCACCTGACAGCGCGTTCGCGACGATCTCGCCGTGAACTTTCGCAACCGCCGCGCGCTTCGTTGCTTCTTCGGCGCGGGAGTTAGCGGTCAGGGTTTCAGCGAGCTGCTGCTGGTTAGTCTGAATTGCTGCAATGCTTTCGCTCAGTGGCTTAATGGTCGCGTCGTTATTAGCGGCGATGGCCTCACCAACGATTTTGCGAAGCAGTTCTGTATCTTCAGTGGTTAAAGGCATGTCGCCCTCCGTTTGATGGTTGGTTGCAGGCTTATCCTGCGGTGTGAAAAGGGATTTAACTTTGTTGGTTACAACGGTGACCCAGGACTCCTGGCGGGCAACCGGCGTTCCGGTGTCGTCGAATGTGATTTTTCCGCCGTCAGAGGTGTAGCCGTAAACCTGCGCGCTTCCACCATTGCGGATAATCACCACCTGCGACTCGGTGAAGTCAGCCACCCAGGCGTATTCGTTCTCGCCGGGGGCAAACCGGGCTTTGGCCGCACGGTCGAGGCGCTGTTCACGCTCCCGGAAGGATTCGCCCACCAGCGCGCCGGAGTTGGCTTTTAGCGGCGTGGCGAGGTCAGCATTAACCATCAGGCCAACGCCCTGCGCCGGTGTGGCGGCACCGACTTCGTGAAGCAGAATGGCGTCGTGATCCATGCCATGGATTTTTGCCACCCACTCAGCGCCCAGCGCCTTCTGTTCTTCATTGGGTTCGAGCTGGTCAAGAAACACCGCCACACTTGTGTGAATTGGCGGCACGTCCTCTCCGCGCTCAATGGCTGCCACGCGCTCGAGGAGTTCCCGGCCACCTTCAGATTCGCTGGCCTTGTTCACATCCACCCATTTCTCCAGGTAGATACGATTCCCGGCTTTTTTAACGTTGCGGTTCCACGCGCCGACGAACCCGACATTCAGCCCTTCAGGCGAGAAGGCCGACACAAACTGGCCGTTTACCTGCGGATGACCGAGCGGTGCCAGCGTCCCCTCAAGGCCCGCATAGTGCGCATCGATTTCGCTGGCAGAATAGAGACCGCCGTTCATGACGACATTGGCCGGCAGTGTGTAACTGGGCAGGATCAGGTGATCGCGCCCGTTGTGAACCTCCCGGCGGATGGACTGGCTGTTCACACGAGTGGTGACGTTTACTTGCATGGTCATGGTGGTGTCTCGCGGTTACGCGGCTCTGTGGTGGCCGCAGTCGCAGTGATTGGCGATGAGTCCGGCTTTCTGCGCTTTATCCAGGCGCTTCTTCGCCATATCAACAACATTGGGGTTAAGCGGCTGACCGCTGGCGTTAACCAGCACAGCAACCTGCGTGCACTTACAGTTAATCGCGTTGCCGTCGATGCTGTACCAGTCACGAACTTCTTCGGTGGTGTAGAGATGCCCGTGGCGAAGCGCATGTTTACGCCGCGTTGTCGGGCTGAACGCTGAAAGATGCAAAAGACGTGTTGAAATGCCGTACTGAGCTTCAGCATCATCCGTTTCATCCCACCGGGCGCGGCGCAGCGCCGTCGGTATCTCCGTACGGGCAATACGCTTAGCCCGGCTGAGTTCAATCCCGGTCTGGCTGGTGAGACGTTTCGCGATTTCCCGCGGATTCTGCCCCCGCCCCATGCCATCGGTCAGAATGCGCGCCATATCCGATTTCATCCGCGCACTGAGGTTTTTCATCTCCTCAAACACGCGGGCTCTCACCAGCAACAGGCGGCGCTGATAGGGATCGCTCAGCAATAATTGCTGAAGACTTTCACGCCCGGCGGCATAGACCGGCGACTGCTGCGAGAGGCTGGCAAATTCCTGAGCCGTACCGCGCTGATATCCCTGCCTGACGTAATCCCGCCAGAACCAGAAATCGGTCTCGCTGCCACCAAAGAGGATTTCATCAACCATCACCGAGGCATTGCTGAGAAGCATTGATAGCAGTGAGGTGTCCAGGTCGAATGCGTAGCGAAGGTTTACAGCAGGTGAAGCGGGAATGCGGTCGAGAATGTCCTGGTACGCTTTGGCAATGCGCCTTATCCGTTTGCCGAACTCGTTAATCGCACCGCGCTCGAGGCGGTCTGCACCAGTGGGGTCGTTAAGGTTTCCCGGCAGAATCGGAGGTTTCGTTTTCCTCTTCTTCATCGTCTTCCCCCAGAGGTGCAGGCGAGCCCTCATACCCGGCAGCGACGCGAATTTCTTCACCGGTGAAGGGCTGTTCACCAGTGGCGATCGAGGCGCTGTTAATTTCCGCCATGGTTTTGGCTGCGGCCAGCTTCTCAGCGTCGGTGCTGGCGTTCAGGTCATCCCAGATAACCGTTTTTTGCCCTACCGCGTCGAGAATGCCCAGTTCCACCAGCTTGTCGCACAGGTCTTCTATGTCGAATGATAAATCGCCGCGGCGGGACTGGCAGCGCGCGTTGAAGTAACGCTGGTCTTCGGTGCTCGCTCGCTCGCCCGTTTGCATGCCAACGAGGATTTTGGTCGGGATATCCAGCGCGGCAGAAGCAGTCTGCAGGTTTACGTCATAGGTCGGGCCGGGGTCAGCCACAGATGTCACCAGCGGCGTGACAGCTGCGCCTTGCGTGGTGAGTAGCGCATCGTTGCCACGGTTAATCTCCACAGCGACTTCATTGAACTTCTCCTGTAGTTCTGAAACGCTCACGTCATAGAGTGAGGCCAGATTGGTGAAGTCTATTTTTTCGTCAAAGTTGATACTCAGCTGGCGGGCGGCGTTTTTCAGGAATGATTCACCGGAGCCGCCTTCCACCTTCTCAAGGCTTACGAATGCGTTATAGGCAGGCTCCAGAAAACCAATAGCATCAGGGGAATAATCACCCAGGATAAAAACCCGGTCCGGATGAACGTCCACGCGCCGGATGGCACCGTTCGCCAGTTGCTCGATGTACTGCCACATTTTCGGCTGGCCGTAGGTTCGGGAATTGAGTCCAGTATCCCAGTCCTTAACCTTGATTGTTCCCGCCCAGGCAACGGTGATTTTCTCCAGTCCCCGCCCTCTGGTTACAGGCAGGTTCCAGTCTTTGCCGTCCCGGACATGCAGCAGAATACCGGAGTAACGCCCAACCAGCCGACGTAAATCAGCCTCGGCAAACGAACGCCAGAAGCGATGGGTTAATACGGTCGCAGCCTTGCGTTCCCAGGCTGTTTCTTTGCGGGTTTCATCCTGCTTATCTCCTTCGATAATTTCCGGGTTGCTTTGCCAGCATGCGCCGATCAGCTTTTTGACTGCGCCGTGTGCAATACCGCCTCGCCGGTACAGGCTGTAGAGGTCATCGAAGGTAATGTCGTCCTTGAATCCGTACTCGCACCATGCCGAGCTACGCTTTGAATCCAGCCCCATGCTTGGGTTGGCGGCCATCATACGGGCGCGCGCAAGCCTGGCATCGTTCAACGCATGGTTGACGGCCAGCTGAAGATTTTTATTCATGCAGGGTCCGTAAATTATCTGAGACGTTTCGGGATCATCATGCCAATTGCCTGCGCTCCGCCGAGTTCGGTAAGCGCATACACAGCGGCATCCAGTCGGTCGGGTGACTTTTTGGCTGTAGCTGGCACGTATTCCATCAGCTGGTTTTCGAGAAGATAGAGATTGCCGTGATGGGCTACGCGCCCCTGTTCGTAGAGCGCGGATATCGGTTCAGCGCGGGCAAATTTCCCTTTATTGGCATGAACACGAATAATGCGGCCTTTGAACCCGGCGTTACGCAGTGTTTCCTCTGCCATATCACCGCCCTGGTTCGTTTCGATAACGATGGCATCAGCGCCATGTTCCTCATAGGCCCACATAGCCTTTTTAGCCCAGCCAGCCGGTGAGTATTTGGCGCTGTAATCGCCATCCACAGAGAACTGTTTTTTATCACCAGCACCGTATGCGCTGGCGGCCACAATCCCGGTTTCGTCGCTTTCATCGCTGTTTGTGGCCTGCGGGTCAATCGCGATAACCGTACGAACCTTATCAAAGCGGATCTGCAGGTCGCGCGCGGCACTAATCATCGCCTCAGTCCACAGTGCGCCCTCCGCGTTAAATTTGCGGGGCTTCTGCATGTACTGAGCCTCGGCAGTTCGGCGGTGAGAGAACAGTGATACGCGGTGAGACTCGTTGTGCTTGAACGGCCAGAGCCAGCCATCAGGCAGACCATGTGCAATCGGTATGGCGTGAGAGTGCTCCGGGTATTGCGCCGAATACGCCTGGCTGTTATCGATAATCACCGGCAGATTCAGGTGATGCCACATTTCACCGGAGCCACCGCGCAGGAGGTATCCACTGAGGTCGTGATAGTGGATACGCTGCATAATCACAATCATCGGCGTTGTTTCTACGGCCAGACGTGATTTGATGGTTTCGTTAAAGCGGTTGTTCACGCCATCGCGTACAGTTTCGCTGTAGGCATCATCTGGTTTTACCGGGTCATCGATAATCAGCGCGCCCTGCCAGCCTGGCTCCATGTGTCCGGCACGAAAGCCGGTAACCTGCCCGGCAGCGGACGATGCGTAAACCCCGCCGCCATATTCATTCCACCACATAGCCTTACTGTCCGCATCGTCACGCAACGCCATCGGCCACATTGACTGGTAGGCCTGCGATTTGACCATGCCGCGTGCAGTCGATGAGTTCAGTAGCGCCAGTTGGTGGGAGTATGACAGGTGCATAAACCGGGCGCGCCGATTCAGCGCCAGTCCCCGGCCCATCATGTTAATGGTTGCCAGTTCTGTTTTGGTGTAACCAGGCGGAACGTTAATGACCAGGCGCTTTATCTCACCATCTATAACGCGGTTCAGCGTCTGCTGAATAACTTTGTGATGCGGTGCGACAATCATCTTGCCGCCGGTGCGCTGTTTGAAGAAATAGCGCGCGTAATACAGCCCATCCTCTTCGCATTCGACCTTACGGGCAAATGCCTTTTGCTCAGCAGTCGTCATCCTCCATCATCTCCTGCCTTGCTGATTTGTATTCCTCTTTGCTCATGGTGATCGTCTCGATAGCGCCACCGTTAGGCCCGGAATGCTCGAATTTATGTTTGTTTGTGTAGGCATCACCGCACTCTTTGGCGGCCTGTTCAATCAGTGACGCTGCCAGTGCCATATTCCGCATTGTCTCTGCCTTCGTCATCATTCGATCAAGCGCACGCAGCCGGTAGGCCTTATTGGCTATCGGGATGTCCGAGATTTCATTCTGGAAGCGTTCTCGGGTAGCGTTGAACAATTCCACCCACCGGGCAGCTAACGCCTTGCCACTGGCTTTTGTGGGGTCGTAGGATTCGACCTGCTGGCGGGTAATCTTCACCTGAAATTCAGCCTGGACAGCCTCGACAACCTGAGAAGGGGTATCGAAGCACGCAAGCGCCTGAACTATGTAGGCTTTCACATCATTTTTTAGAGCCGCCATAATTCACCATTCGTCCAGGTCAGTCCAGGTAATCAAGCCAGTTTAAGCATGCATGTCCCGCACGCCCTGGCGATATCAAGGTGAGCAACTTCCGCAGGCCTGTTCGCTGCGTCCACCATCTGTTGCACATCGTGACTTGCTCCATAGCGGCGAACGACGCCAACGAACTCTTCCACATCGTGGCCGCGCAGTTTTAGTTTGGGTAATCCACTGTCCCGGTAGAATTTCGGCGCACCGAATTCATCAGTTTCCTGTGCAATGTGGTACAGCTCATGCTCCACCAGCGCGCAGAACTCAAGATCGGAACACTGAGCGCAGTAATCAGCCGCCAGGGTGATGATGAAATCCGGTATACGACCGAACCATTCGTACATCTGTTGTTCCATCCGGGCCTTTTGCCATCCACCAGCGCGAATCATCACCTCTTCGCACTGGCCCAGTACCGTTCGCCCCTTCTTCGTGAATGCATTCGAAGCCCACATGAAGACGATGTCAGCTTCCAGTAGATGGAAATGGTCAGGGTTATGCAACATACCCTCTTCGCTGATTATGTGTGAGTGCAGCCAATCATGGACGCCGTCAGCAGGGATAAGTCGGATGTAAGGTTTGAAGTCCGGGTTATCGATAAACAGAAGTGGCGGATATGGCCGTTGCATTGGGCTTTCAACCATAGTGACACCTTAATTATTGAGGCACGTACGAGGCGCATAAAAAAACACCAGCATAAGCTGGTGGTTTGTTTTACCTGATATGGATGTTAATCAAAGCCCCCCCTTTTTATGAGATATTTCCCATACAGGATATTTACAGTTTATTTACATTAGTAGCGTAACGAATATGCATTTGCATGCTCTAAGCAACAGACTGGATTTCATGTTGCTTAGAGTTTTTTCTTTTAATTCCTGATGATCTATCTCGCAAGCGGTAACAGCCTCCCGTGAAACCTATAACTGGTACTCCACCAGTTTAAGATAGGCGGCAAGCGCCTCTGCGGACGAAACATATCTGTCTGACGCAACATGGATCGCAGCCACGCTCCCGTTAGGTAGCGTAAACATTGCAACCCTGACAGGAAGCTTCAGTGCATTACCCTTCTCACGCACATATGTCATCCATTCAGTACCGGCAGGTATCTGAATCAGTTCAACTGGTTTTTTTTTCAATAAAAAAAAGTGCATTCACCATGGTTGCTTTTCCTGTATGCCCGGGCGCACAGCATATATGAATCCGGCAGATCGCACCCCGTACAAACGAAACATGGTAAAGATTAAGCTAAAAATTTAAATTTGTTCCGGCAGATCCACACCTGTCTGTCTGGTTCAGAGCGCGAAGTCGCAGGTTCCGCCAGGATAACTCCTCAACTTAACTTACTGACTTGCAACGTTTACAACAGGAGCCATACTGATAATGCCTGCCGAACCGGGAAGCCATCTCCGTGGCTGCCCTTGTTCTTTGAGAAGATGATGTGTTTGCACTATCTCCTTCGCCTCCTGTTGGAGGCTTTTTTTTTATATTTTTTTGCTGCGTTGATGTTGTGAGGCACCAGCCAGCCTTTGCATAAACTGCACTGCTGACCGTAAATAACCCGACCGGGTGCTTCCTTTAAAGTATTTCTTGCAGGCTGGTGCAATATAGATATATTTCACGATCCCTGAACCAGAAAGGCATTTTATATGAAACACTTAATCGCTGATTTAATCGAAAAGATTGCTGATCAGGAAGCATCCAAAAAAGAATCCCTTGCCCGGCTGGATGCCCTGAAAATTGTTGTCACGGCTTTGTTCGCTAAGCTTGACTCGCAAACAAAAGATGCCATTCGGGAACACATCACCGATGCCTTTGAGAAATTAGCTGAGGAAAATTCATCAGACCTGGCCGATCTGGAACGACTGAAAGAAGCCACATCTGACTTACTGAGCCGAAAAATAGTTCTGCCGTCGTTCCCTGCCGAAACGGTGAGCTCACGGGATCCCCGCTGATAAAGCACGGTAAACTCTTTTTTAATTCAGGCACTGTGCCCTGATGTAGTCCTGCAAATACTTCAGGGCTTTCTGGTCGCGGATGATTCCGGAACGGATACCGAGAATGTTTCGTCCAGCAACGTCAGAGAGTTCGACGGTTCCTGCATCGCCCACGCTGCCGGTGGAGGTGGTGTAATCCTGGACGGGACACTTTCCTTTGACGCGCACCCGGCCACCATTATCGAGACGCTTACGCAGAGCATCATTTTCAGCATTCGCATCAGCAAGCTCCTTTGTGTATTTCGCATCAAGTGCCGCAACGTCTCGCTGGCGCACCTGCATGTCGGTGATGGTGGCATTCGCCAGACTGAGCGCCTGCGCTTTCTCGTCACGCTGCTTTTTGTACTCAATGGCGTTGTCACGGTACCGGTTTACCAGAAAGGCCAGCGCCCCAGTAAGAACCAGCACCACCAGCGGAAACCAGTACTTCCTCAGCAGCACCTGGATCATAACAATGCCGCTCGTGCACGTTTGTAACGCTGACGGCGGTCTTCAATGCCGTTCTGACCGCCATTAATAATCTGCGTGACGCGGGCCAGGTCGCCGGAATAAAGCAGGCATCCGCTGGTGGCAAAGAACCATGCCGCTGAACGCGCCGCGTTAACGTCCTGCTCCAGCAGCTCAGGGCTGGTGACCAAATCGAGTTTCAGCGCGGCGCCGCAGCGTCGGTAATTATCCTGACCGGTGATCTGAATCAGGCCACGACCGCGATATTTCCAGCCGTCTCCCGGCGCTTTGTTGCCCAGGCGTTTGCTGTAAACCAGATTGGCAATGGCACGCTGGCGCTCCAGCGGTAACGCCTTCTCATACGCGCGGCGGCCCAGCGCATTTGCCTGGTCCTGAGTAAGCCGACCGGCACGAACAAAACTCGCGAGGCCCGCCACGCTGTAATTCATGCTTTCCACCAGCCGGGTGAAGCCAACAGATTCATGCCCGGTCTGAGCGATAAACATCGCCTGGTCATTCGGTGCAATGATACCGAATTCTTTCATGGCAGCATCAATGTGCGGAAACCAGCGCGCAGCTAATCCGGCGCTTATACCAGCCGCCTGCTGAAATTGTGATTGCTTCATTCAGACCTCAGGACATAGAAGAGCCGCGCCACATTCCCCCGTGCCCTGAACACGGCGGCGCAGATAATCAGGTTGATTGTCACGGTTGCCCAGTGGGTATGCAGATACGAATCGAAGAGGTACCGGAACGGCACCGATGCATACGCCAGGATAATCAGATATGCAAGCCATGACGCCCACGGGTTATGTCGCCCGCCAGGCTTACGGAACATCATCAGGCGCAGGACGATAGCGGCGCAGGCCACCACGTTCGTCACCACCAGCGGATCGTTAGTTACCATTGGTTCCCCCTCTCCACCGAGACAGCAGTTTCAACGGGTCCTGTTCACTGAAAAACGTCAGCGTCTTGATGGCGACGGCAGACAGCATTACCGCGCCGAGAGCATCCAGTGGCTTGTCTGCGTAGCCGGTTATGCTCGCCAGCCACGAACCCACCAGCCCGGAGCCATATACGCCAGCGAAATACGACACGACGAAATACGCGGAACGACGAAAAATCGTCAGGTCGGCAGCGGTGGCCACATAGAAAACAGCACCGGCAAATGCGCCGAACACCACGCCGTAATCAGTGCCGGTGAGCAGTCCATAAATACTGGCGCCGGTCAGCGCGCTACCGGCGGCTGCGGTACCGGAAAAAGGTTCGGACATTACGCCCCCTCTTGTTTGTGAGTCCTCTCAGGAGTGAGGGGAAATAAAAAAGGCCCACCGAAGTGAGCCTCAATTGAGAATAATTTTGAGATGTTAATGCAGCATATCGCGCTTAATAACCTCTTCCGGAAGAGGTGTTGCCGCCAGGTTCGGAAGATCTGCCTGGGCAAGCTCAAGCTGAAGAAAGCGTAACCACGTAATGCATACTTCAGCTCCATTCATATACCTTGCATACCTTGTACCATCAGCGTCGATTACGTCTGAAACCAGAACCGGATAGAGCTTGTCCTGGCCGGATGGCTGGGTGTGCTTGATAAGCATCGGGAGCGGATAGAAGGTACGTGGAGTGCACATTGGAATGCCTGGTAAAGATAAGGTATCTGAGCCTAGCACTTCCGCCACCAATAGATAGGGAAAAACTGTAAATCAGAATTTTTAATTACTTTTCTCTCTCATTCTTGATCGGGAGTAACCTCAACTGCTTATTTATAGCGCGGGGCCATCTCGCTGCTGTGGCACTGGTATAAGGCATGAGCCGAATACCAATGACGTTCGGCTCATAAAGTGAGCCTAAAAGAGCTACGGGAACAAAAAAAGCCGCCCTTAGGCAGCTTTGAGGTATCGAGTGAGCTGGATACTTTCAGCCTGCCCTTTAAATCAGCGTTTTCATCCTTCAGGCGATCTACTTTGTCTTTCAACTTTTCAATCTCTTTCTCGGCGTTATCACGGTCACGCTGAAGACCAGTGATCCTTTCTTCCTGCCGGGCCTGAACTTCTTTGATGGTATTCACACTAGCCTCAGTCGAGTCGATAGTGTCAACGAGTCGGACTGCAAAAAAACTTACAATTCCAATGGTTAAAGCCACCATTCCCGTGAGAATCCACACCTTTACACCAGAAGCAGTATCACTTGAAGAACTTATAGAGTTATACCTTATGCCAGTTAATTAAACCTAACGTGCGGCCGCATCGTCAGAACCAAAGGGATTTTAACTGGATAAGGATTAGGAAAGCTTTAAAAAAGAGGAAGCGTGAGTGCGTTTGATTATTTAATGAGCGAAAGCAGCCAAAATCCCCAAGCGGGGATGATGAAGAAGGTCATTGTATAAACCACAGCAGGCTGAATTTTGTTCAAATTAAAATCCTTAGCAGGGCTTTGTGCGTCCTACAAATCCAAACTACCGAAAGAAAGGATAGCGCACAAGGGGTTTAGCCCTACTTTTTTTTATCAAATTAGTTTCGAAATCATTCTTCGATGGCGCGGCATTATACGTACAAAATTGAAGTTATCAACATGAATTAAAGATTATTGATAGCAAAAAGTGCTTTGCTAATACAATACGAGGGGAAAATGCAAGCATAAAAAAACCCGCTCTGTGGCGGGTTTATTAACGTTGAACATACAATGCCCATCGTTGGAAAAATCCTACCCATATTTTTTGAAAATAGCAAGCATCATGCCGTTATTTTTGTTGAATATGTTGCTATCGCGTGACTTCCCTCAACTTTAGCTCAGCGTAGGTTTCTTCCTGCCAGCATTTCGTTACCAGCTTATTGATCACGTCGGCGTACCCGCTGTACCACTGGTAATCGGTCATATCCGGTACCAGACGAGCTACCCGGGCGCGCGCCAGCGTGGTCGGGAGTCGACTGTAGCCTTTACCATTGCAGCGATCGCATATTTTCTGAACCGGCACCCCGTGTAAAAGGCTCCGCTTTTTATCGATTGCCGTTCCACGCCCTGAACAGTCGCGGCATGCGGTGCTAATCTTGCCCTTACCTGCGCAGTGCTTACAAAGCTCTTCAACCTCTTCCCTGCGTACTGTCGCTTCAATACCTTTCACTCCAGGGTGCTTGACCACTTCACGCATAATGCGAATCACTCCCTTCCCGTTGCAGTGGTCGCACTCGCAGCTGCTGGCCGCTGAGCGGGCATAGTCGCTATATGCGAACTGGGCCAGGCAGCGAGCCATTTCGGCGCGCGCGGCGTCGCTCAGCTTATTCAATACCGGGTTTTTTAACGCAAGCGCGTAATTCATCAGCCCTTCGATAGCTGGTTGCGGATCCTGAATGCCTATCTTCGCCAGGAACAGGTTAAACCCTAACGGGGCTTCGGCCTGCACCATGCCCTGGGCAGCCATAACATCGGAAATGGATAGAGCATCGCCACCAGTAGCTGGAGCGTCATCATTCAGCTTTGGGGATTTGGGCGAATAGTACTTTGGTAATGATTCCAGATTCATCCGACAACCCTCGCTGCTGTTTTAATGTAATTTCTCAATATGCGGTAATCCGTCACAACCGATCCGCGAAACCGGTAAATCCTCAGGCGTTGCCAGCGGAGGCGGATAATGTCCATTTTGTAGTTTTCTCTGTTCACCATTTTCCTCCTCTCGTTTCGAACCAGTCCCGGACATACCCGATGGCCAACAGGGCGGCCCAGCCAATCTGGTAATAATTTTCGGTAGTCATACGGCCTCCTGCTGTTTCAGCTTTTTGAGTTTTGCTCGGTACTCGTCGCGGATGCGGATGTAGTCGTCACGACCCCACTTCGGCAATTTGTGCAGCCCCATCAATACGTCAAAGCGCTCCTGGCCGATTTTGGCGATAAGCGCCGGACGATACGCAGTCAGGTTGCCGGAGAGGTGGTTATTACAGGGGGCACACTGCTTATGGCAATTGTCCTCGTCGAAGCGCAGCTCGGGATTGGCACCAGTAGTGCGGTAATGCCCGGCATGATACTGACCGTCGTGATGCCGCCCGCAGCTGATGCAAGGGAGATGTCGATCGCGGTACCGGATGAATTCGTTAAAAGCCTGCTGGGCCTGTTTGATGAAATAGCTGAGCGGCTTAACTGCCTGTCGCCGTTCCGCCTGGCGTGCCCGCTGCTCTTTCTCCTCTTCGCGCTGGCGCTTCTTCTCAGCACGCATAGCGTCGGCCTGGTTCTTCGCGGTCTGCTCTTTGCCTACAGCGCTTGCGCATTCAAATGAGCAAACGACCTGTTCGTTCCGTACCGGGTAGAACCACTCCCTGCAGTGGATGCATTTTCGACGAGGTTTTTTAGCCATGTTCACCCCGCAAAATTCATCAACTGCGCGGCGGCGTTCTCGGCCTCACGCTGGTCACGAAACACGCGGGACAGGATCCAGCGCCAGAGCACATCCAGCGCGGCCCGGTAGAGCTGCTGGAACTCTGTTTCGTCCATGCTGGCGAAAGAAATGCTGCGGGGGTGTTTGCGGAGGGTACCGTCAGGCAGCTGGATAGTGTCGAAATGCCCGGCCTCGATTGTTACCCAGGCACGATACGCATCGAAGGATTTGCACAGGCTGATGCCGTTGGTAATGCGGCGGCTGGCCACCTGTTCCAGATATTGCTCCGCGGCATCCATCAGCGCGCTTTCGTTCCCGCCAAAGGCGGCAAGGTATCTAGCGTAACCGTTAACCAGCCTGCGTTCGTTGGAAGATATCGCGCCGCCTGTCGGTTCCCAGTACTCGAAACCAAGATTAAGTAGCGCGAAAAACTTACGGTGAAAGGCCGGGTTACGTAGCTGGCGAAACTCGGCTTCGAGTACCGCACCGAGCTTACATTTTGAATGCAGAAAATCGCTGGTCTCGGGCGTAGCCGGGATCAGGATTCCTGATGATTGCTTGATTAATTGCACGTGCGCCATGGTGTTCACTCCGTGGCGCTTTGCTGCTCCGATTCCGCTGTTCAGGCGGTAAGTAGATTATGGCAGTCTCTGCTTGCGAAGGTCAATAAGACCTGCCTCGACAGCCATTTCCAAAAATTCATTCATAGTAAGCAGGTGTTGTTTGTCGCGTACCCTTTCCAGACTGGTAATCCGGCCCTCTTCACAATTCACAACGAACCGCCCTCCCTGTCTGATTATGTCTACCGCTTCGGCGATGTCTAAATCCACAAAATCCCCCTGAGCGACATACAGACGCAATTGTCGAAAATTCAGCAGCCGCACATGGATGATTTGTGGTTTGTAAAATGACTGCAGGCTGCAATAAAAAACACTCAGTAGAACCACTCGTCAGCACTTTCCCAGGTTTCCTGCAGAATATTAGCGACCTCGTCTTTATCGCCACCGATAACATTGAGCCCGTCATTTTGTGCCCGGCGAATGGTCAGCTTGCACCCCTCGTAGCGTTTGTTTAATCGGTTTAAGAGTTCGTTTTCCAGCGCCGGGATCGCGCCATCAGGCAGTTTTTTTGTACGTTCGATAGTGACTTCGACCTTCATGATCATCCCTCTCATAAAAATACTGTATAAATAAACAGTACACCCATACGAGAGAATGATCAACTTGATAAACGCACAAATTGCGACACATGTTTGAAAAGTTAAGTTAATGTAACCCATTGAATAAAATAGCGTTACTGGTCTGACTTATAATTAAAAACTAATTGCCTCGTTTAAAATGCTTGTCAAATGATATGCAATTTGATGTGTTATTCGCTTTTAGACTAAGGAAGACAACTCCTTTTTATGACTTTCTCAAAAGATGACGATTTGGTATAAAATTCATTCTTCAAGAACTACACAACTAAGCGATTAATCAGGCTATAATTACGCCGTACAACATCACTTAAAGGAAAAATGATGAGAATGGAAGTTCAATCTATTATCTTGTTGACGGTCTTGCAAATTACCAAGTTCGATGGAATCGCTCAAAAACTCGAGCGGTTAATAATGCGCAACAACGAGCGTACAGCTAAAAGTTGCTGCGTGTATGAGAGCATCCATACCGAATGGCATTGAAGTTTACCGAAGCGCCATAGTGGGGTATGTGGTTGGTTTGAAAGCGGTTTGTCGCTCTTAAATTCTAAACCAAAATGGTTTTGGCAACGTAAAGGAATCTCTTTCTTATGAACATCGCTAAGGAAATACCGCCTGTAATTTTTTTTGGAATCTTTACTTCAATTAACGGCTTTCTTTTTTATATTTCAAAGATTACTGCTGGCGAGTCGATAGCGTTCTTCGCCTTGTGCTCAGTTATTAGTTTAACTTTATACTTTTCGTCAGAAATTCAGGAACTCTCTATTGGAGGCAATATTATTAAACTAAAGGAAGTGCGAAGGGATGCTGACAGGGCAATTGCTGAGTTACAGGCTTCTCGATTAATAATGTTCAATTTTCTATTGGAAAGTACAAAAAAATTCAGCGGAGTGTTCGCTAATGTATCTCCAAAGGATGAGCGAATTGATGATTTTTTATTTTTATGTGAACACATAGATAATTTTGGTTTATTCGATGAGTTAGCAGATAAAATAGCAGGATGTGCAGAATTATACATGAAAGCTCAGGTTTACAACTGTGCGAATTATACTAACATTGATTTAGAACGATCATATACACCTGATGAACTTACTGATTATGCATTACGAAGCGATAATGTACGCAATAAAAATGAACAATATCGCAAGTCAATTTTGGAAGCTATTTCATATTATCGTACACTCTATAATATTCTTAAGAGAACTGAGCATCTGACAGTTACTTGAATTTTTTAACACTTTTCCGGTATATACTATGAAACATCGCTTCCCCGAATTTAATTTTTAGTTCGATAACTTTTTTCGCGCTTGCACTTAATTTTTGCATCCCTTAAAAATGAAGTTTTTAATCAAAGTATATGTATTGGTTTTCGCTTGCTGCTTACATATTGGTCTTGCTTCATTTCCACTAAATGCCAAAATAGGACGTACTATCATCTCTATAGTGGCACAATTTAAGTCAAATTGGGATACTCGGCGAGTTCTTGAATCAATGAACGGAACGGAACACCGATGTTATGTACAAACTTGATACCCATCTCTTCAATCGAGGCAATGAGGCAATCTGCGGCAACATTAAGACATATGATGGCTAAGTTGATATCTTCATCACACGGAGTGCCATGCCCTCTAATTTCGTCGATCCTATAAATAGCCAGTGGCAAAGGATGAGCCAAGTTTGAGAGTAGCTGATAATTTAAACCTAGTTTAGATAATCGCGTACAACGTTCTTCAAACTTGGCTTTGGAATAATACATCTCTGCTCTATTTTTAAGGCTTTCCTTTTGCTCCTTAGAGAGCAAGTTATAGTATGGATGGTTGACTATGCGCGCCTGTTGTTGAGGCAACCCGAGGGAGAATTCGGCTAGATCTTCCTCAGATTGGCCTGCTTTCTTCCTGATGTCACGCCATTTAGCATTTCTGTCTTTTTGAAAAATAAGAAACCGTAATTCAGCCTCACTTTCTGAGATAGTTTCTGTGCCGTAAAAATAAAGCGCTTGAAAATTTTCCATCACGCTTCTTGAGACAAGCGCAATAGTGGCGACGTCCCACACTGCCACATCCGGATCATCACCATTACGCAGTATAGGGAGTATTTTGTTGAGGCTGCGCGCCGTCAAAACTTGACGTGTGAAAATATCCGCGGCTCGCCTTCCCCTTCCGTCAGTCTCAATCCCGCCTTGATTCAACGAAATTATTACGGCAATTTCGCAGGCCCGATGAAATTGTTTTAATAGTTTTATATAACACTTCTCGACTGCTGTATGATTACGGTAAAGAATGTGAGTGCTTCCTTTAGGTTTTTTTTTCATTTTTCAGCCTCAGCTACTCAGCTTTCATATTACGCCATATTACATATTATGCTTTTTTGAGATAGGCAATCAAGCCAAAATGCCTTTTATAAGATCCTGAAAGTCAGTAATTTAATACCGTTCGTACATGAATTAATGAAAAAAACTGTAACTACCCTTCTTCCTCCAAAGCTACCCAAACCTCAATTGCGTTTGGTTGAGTAAAGGTTAAGTTGCATGATCCTACTCTCTGCATTACTTAGCCGAAAGTGATCTGAGCATCGGCTCGGCGAACGTACCACTGTGATGATCGCCGGTATCGTCAGGCTCGCGGTATTCGATAACCTTCTGGCCACTGGCCTGCTTGTTTTTAGCTAGTGACTGGATGATCCTCCGCGTCTGCGTCTTCCGACCGTCGAGAATGGCGCGCACCATTTCCCCGTTAAAAATCATTCCGCGCTCTTTCATACCTGGCTCCCGCGAAGCTGTGCTGCGATTTCGCCCAGTACGCTATCTGCAAACGAACGATTAAAGTCGCCCTCAGACGCATCAGTCATGAACTCAGTGGATGTGAGGATCATGCGTGCTATGTCGGCTGCGTTTTTTGCAGTGTCATCGATAAAACCCGCATCCCATGCGGCCAGCATTCGGTTAGCCACAAAGTAAGCGCCTTCTTTTCGTGCCGCCGCCCGCTGTTCGTTCACCCATGCGTCAGTGGCGGGAAACGGGTTTTCAGCATTCACATCGCGGCTGACATACATGTTGATTTCCGAAACGTAATCCAGCGGTACGCCTGCCATCAGGCAGTCCTCACCCTCGGATAAATATTCCAGGTGGTTTTCGCTGATATCCGTCAGCAAACGGAGCATTACATCATTCTCAGCAGCCAGCGCCGTGCACTTGGCTTCCAGTTCAGCAACATGACAACGTGCGTCAGCGTCGTTTGCTTCTGACGCTTTGAGTGCTGCCGCAAGCGCATCATTACGCGCGCACTGCACGTCCAGCTCGGCTTTGAGCTTTTCGACCGCCAGAACCACGTCACCAACCCCGTCTTCTCCAACAGCCTGCATCATGGCTTTTTCCCACTCAATTTCGGCTCTGACAGAGGCGTCACGCTCCAGACAGGCCGTACGCGCCGCTACCAGCGCACTGTCCAGCCGCCCCGCCAGTTCGTTCAGCAGCTTTGCTGTCTCCGGGTCTTTAAACTTAGCAACCACGTAGGTGGCGCGAATTAACTGCTCATGGGTCATGTCATTCATGCGCGGGCGCTCCCGAAGATTTTATGGATTTGATAGCCCTGCCAGTTCTGGCGGCAATCATCAGTGATTACGTTTACTGGCTCAGATGGTTTTTCCGGCTCAGCTGGCTTGATTAGAGATTTCCGCGCAGCGCGGCGTGCGGCACAGTCAGCTTTACGTTTTGCCTTACGGCGCTCAGCCAGTGCTTCCACGTACGCCTCGTAATCCTGAAACGTCAGGAAATAACCCTGTTTACCCTGTTTGATGATGTTGCCCTTCCTGCAAATCTGAGTAAGAAAGTCGCGCGTGATGCCGTCGCTGGTACCAAGTAGCGTTTTTATTTCCGCATAGGTCAGTCTGCGTCGTTCTTTCAGCTCAGCGACCACGGCATCCACACGACTCAGAAAGGTTTCTTCCGGCGTTTTATAGTCAGGTGCAAGCGCGTAAACATACTCGCGCCGCCGTCCTGAACGTACCACCTTCCCGCTACGCAACAGGCCACCCAGTAGCGTTGAGGTCCGGTTTGGGTCCATGCCTGTAGCCGCGGCGATTTCATGCAGATTTCCTTCCCGGTTAGTCAGGAAGCTGATCACGTCGTTAACAAAATTCGTTGTCATGATTTCCTCACTTCACCACACGCAGGTGGCTGACGTTTTTACGGTAACTGGCCCAGTTGAAGTTCACCCAGATTCCGCCATCCATCTGCAGGCGGTCCATCACCCTCTCGCCCAGTACGGCGGTCAGCTGGGGGTGATTGAGGTTGGTCAGCACACCGACAGGTTTCAGGGCTGCCAGGCGGCGATCGATAATCTGGTTCAGGATGACGAACTCGCCGCGCGTCTCGCGCTGTACACCCACCTCATCGAGAACCAGCAGGTCCACGCGGCAAAGGTCATCCAGTAACGCGGATTCTGATTCGCCCTCGTCGTAGCAGGCGCGAACGCGCAACATCAGGTCGGGGATGGTAACAATCAGCACCGTGGCGCCACGCCCGAGGAGATGATTTCCGATGGCCGCCGCCAGATGGTTTTTCCCGGTACCGCAGCCGCCGCTGAACACGAAACTGCCAAATCCGGTACCGAAGTTCTGGGCAAACCGCTTTGCCATCGTCAGCGCAAGTTGCTGCCCCTCACCGCTCACCTGGTAGTTTTTGAACGTGCAGCTGCGGTGCAAGTCCTGAATACCCGATCGCCCGAAAATACGGTCTGCACGCGCTTTCTGGTTGAGTTTCTCCACCTCAGCGCAGTGCTTGCGTCCCTCTTCCTGCTGCCAGGCCATAAGTTCTTCAGCACTGGTAAACTTGGGTTTGATGCCCGCCGGCATGAGTCGCTGCAGGCGTCCGATTAATTCGCTGCTGGTTTTCATGATCACCCCGTGAATCCGTCCGGAATCGTGTTATCAGGTTGCGGTACCGAAAGGGCCTGCGACTGATAGCGCGACGTCGCAGTGTTTTTTGACTGCTCAGGTTCGAACAACCCCTGCCAGCCGTTGGCTATGCTCCGGTTGATTATTTCTTCGGGGCTATATCCTTTGGTGATACAGCGGCCCAGCAGGTTGATAGCTTGCGTAACGGTCTGCATCGACTTGATGGGCTTTTTCAGATCGCGACGATAAGCGACCCATGAAGACCAGGTTTCACGCGAAAGCCATTCCGGGACAGGAGCGGTTTCGGGATTGAAATCAGATCTTCCTGTTTTGGGGGATTTAGGGGGTTTATTAATATTGTCTTTATTGTCTTTTGTAATAGTGTCTTTTGTGTGTCCCCATTGTGGTGACAGGCTTGTCACTACCGTGGTGACATTTTTTGTCACTACCGTGGTGACAGTGTCATCACCATGGTGACTGTCACTACCATGGTGACAATTTTTGTCACTACCGTGGTGACTCCCGGGCCCGCTTTTAGCGGGAGGGATTTTCCACTCGTTAAGGTTTTTATTCGGCCCAATTAATGAACCATCAGATATCAGGACGTGCATGCTCAGCAGCTCTTTTTTTACAGCGTTAACTTTCTGCCGGGGTAGCCTGGTTAACTGAGCTAGCTGGGTGTCAGCAATGCGGTCCATTTTTTTGTTGAACCCATAGGTCTTTCGGCAAACAGCATGAGCAACCTTGGCCTGATTTTTCGTCAGGTTGGCCCCAATAAGCTCCTCGTACAGCTCGTTCGCCAGACGTGTGAATCCATCGTCTGTATCGGCCACACGCATCTCCACCACCTGCAATTCAGGTCTGATTGGTACTACGGAAAGACGCGCTAAATTACCCATAGCGCACCTCGTTGATATTTACGGTTTGTCCAGTCATACTGACCTCGCAATTGCATCCAGTTATTGCACCCGAAGGCCGAAGTGTTGGCGCACATCGGTCTTCACCTTTTCAGAACAGCCCGCGCTGTTCGCTGCGCTTAACGCGCTTTTCTTCGAACCTGTCGGCAGAAGTGGTTTGTTTCTCTGCCCACAATTTCGCGTGTCGTAAAACATCATCGAAAATTTTCCCCTTACGGCTTGCCTGAGACATACGCCGGTATAAATCCACGGCCTGGAATGCCCCCCCCCCTGAGCCAC